TCGCAAACCCTTTACTCGGAGGCGGCCAGCGCCAGCCCGCCAAGGGAAGACGACTTCTTGTTCTTCGCCTTGATCTCGGCGGCCTCGGCCTCGTTCTTCTCCTGCTGATCCTGCTTGTTGAGCGTCTTCGTCGCCTCGTCGAACATGTCCGCTGCGCGGAAGATCGCCTCGACCGCCTCGCGCACCGGGCGCGTGTCGTTGACCTGCGTCAGCGACTTGGCGTCGAGGTACATCTTCTTCAGTTCGTTGCCGAACCGCTCGGACTCCTTCAGGGCCCTTCCGGCGCTCATGTCCGCCGCCAGCTTGATGGGTGCCGTTGTCACCGGGCGCTCAAGGCGTGCCGGGGACTCGTCGAGCTGCGCGTGTGCCTCGCCGATTTCCGGCGTGCGCCCGCCGTCCTCGGTGACCTTGCCCTTCTCGCCGATGTCGGTGAACCATGCGCCGCCGCCGTTGCCGGACGCGTACTTGGAGGCCAGCTCCCTGTACATGCTGGCTTGGCGCTGCTTCCATACTTCCAGTGCAGCCATGCGGCGCGGGACGGAGTCAGGCTCGTCGCCGGACTCCTTGTAGTGCGGCGTGTCGCCCTTGTTCTTCATGTACCATGAGAGGGCGAACGGGTTGTCGATGTCCTTGTGTTCCTTCATGGCTTCGGTCGTGCCGCCCCAGCCCGGAGGCGAGACGGCTTCTTTTTCCATGGAGGCTTCCATCAATTCGCCCTCTTCCTCTTCCTCAGGGTGCATGCGGTTCGCCTGCTCGTCGGCGGAGGGGAGCATGCCCGTCGGGACGACGCCCTCGTCCTGAAGCTTGAAGTCGTGCAGGCGGTAGTCAACAGCCGTCTTCTCGGCCGCCGCGATCTCCAGACCGCCGAGGTCGATCTTGGCTTCCTCGGGATGCGGGTTTGCCGTCGCCTCATCCGCCTTCTTGCCGCTTGCCACCACGGGGGCGGGAACCGCAGGAGCCTCAGCAACGGGCGGGGCTGGCGCTGCCGCTGGTGCCGGTGCCGCGCCCTCGGCGGGTTCCGGGGGCTCGATGGGGCGCGACTTCAGGATGTTGGTAAGTTCGATCACCGCGTCCTGCTTGCCCTTGTTTTGCGGGAAGTCCTCTTCCTTCGGGAGGTCGCCGATGACCTTGATCAGGGTCTCGGTGGGGATGTAGTCGATGGCATTGACCTTGCCGCCATCCGGAACCGGGGCTGGCGCGGGCATGGGGGCGGGAGCCGCCTCCGGAACCGGGGCTGTTGCCGCAGCCGGGTCTTCCGCTTCCTTCTTCTGTTTCTTGGCAAGGCGGGGGACGCCTTCCTTCTCGGGTGCCTTGGGCTCGCCCTTCTCGTCGCGGTCGGTCACGAATGCCGCGCCGCCGTCCGCCTTCTTCTTGTCGCTGGCCTTGATCCCGCCCTTGGAGACGGCGGAATCCGGCACATAGCCCACGCCGGTCTCTTGCTGAGCCGGGGCGGGTGCCGCCTTGCCGCGCTGTTCGTCGTGCCATTTTGCAATCATATTTACCTCTCTCTTGATCGTTTGCGCCTGATCGCCCATCTTCGCGTCGTCGAAATAGTCCTCGACGGACATAGCGCCTTCGGCTCTCATGTCCTGCGGGCTCTTTGTGAGTATGCTCGACAGGTGGTCAACGATGTTCTGCAACTCGTTGATCCGTGGGTCGTTCTGGTTCTCTTCCATCCAAGCGCCCGCGAGGGAGTTGGCGCGACCGACCGCGTCCTCGACGGTGCGCTTCGAGACCAGAATCGTTGCCTTCTTGCGCCGGGTGATCAGTTTCGACTGTGCCATGCTCTCCCCTTAGACCGTCGTGGGCGGAATCGTCGGGACAAGTATCTGCGAGCGAAGCTGCATCATCGCCTGCGCTATGCGCCCGGTGCCCGGTGCCATCAGTATGTTCGCCCAAGCCGTGGCCGCCTCGCTCGGGTTCTGGGTCACGCAGTCGAGCGCACCCTGAACGGGCGCTGGCTGGTTCGGGTTCCCTTGGTTCGGCAGGGCTTCCATGAACCGCGCCGTGAGGCTCGACAATTGCGTCGTCACGCCGACCCACATCTCCGTCGTCGGGAACGCGAACGTGAACGACAGGTTGTTCGGGTCCGTGAACGTGCCCGCTATGTTTACCTGCGGGTCGCCGAACGCGGCGATCTTCGCCTTGTCCGTGGCGTCCGTCGGGTCGCCGACGAACAGCGCCTGCAAGATAACGGAGATTATGCCGTTCGCCTGTGTGACTATCGCCTTGATCTGCATTCCCTTAAACTCCTACGCACTTCGTACAAACCTTCATCTAATCCACCTTTATCAGAGCGAAGTCTGAACGGTGAATGTCACCGACAGGTAGAGCAAGCTGAAGATAGGCTTGAACGTCACCGTGACGTCTACCTCGGTCGGGTCGTTCGGGTTCTGCACCACCGCCAGCGACTCGTAGCCGGAGATGATCTGGCCGTCCACGAGGTTCTTGAGCAGCGAGTTGCACACCACGGTGATATCCGTGACGAGGGCGTCCACCAGCTTGCGGCCGATGAACTGCTGCAACGTCGAACGGAACGTCTGCGCGACGAAGTCCGCGATGGTCGTCGAGGTCGGCTCGCTGACCAGCGTGTTCTGCGGGTTCGTGGTCTTGTAGTGGCGCACCAGCAGCGAGCCGTTGTTGTTCAGCAGCATCGTCAGACCGTTCGCCGCCATCAGGTCCATGGTCGGGTCGTCGTAGGTGATAAGCAGGCGGCTGAAGCCCGTCAGGTTCTGGAGCGTCAGCGTCGTCGCCACGTCGTTCGACGGGTTGCAGTTCAGGCCCGCCAAGGCCGCCGCCATGAACGGCCCGTCGACGAGGTACTCGACCGAGACGCCCGTCGTCAGGTTCGTGATCAGGATGCCCGCCGCCGCGTTGCCGATGGCGATCATGCGCTGGCTGAGCAGGGAGTTCGCGTTGGCGATTGCCTGCTGGTAGGTCGTGAACTGGCTGTAGCCCACGAAGCCGATGCCCTCGCCCTTGTAGCGTGCGGTCGCCAGCGTGGTCAACTGCTGGCTAAGGGCTTGGTGGACCGTCGGGTCGTTGCTGAGCGGGATCACCACGTCCGCCTTGCGGTTCAGGCCGGGGAGGTTCTGCTTGAGCTGCGCGAGGGCGGCGATGAAGTCCGCGCTGGAGGCGTAGTTCGTGCCGGGCACCACCGGGACTTGGATCGCGCCGAAGGTCTGCACGCCGTTCTGCGCCATGAGCTGGATGCCGAGCGACAGGCGGTTGATCGTGCTGGGCTGCCCGTAGTTCGCGTAGGCGTCGGACGGGTTGGTGTACATCTTGAGCGCGTAGTCCTGCGCGGTCTTGTTCGTGGTGAAGGTCACGTAGTAGTACGATCCCACGGCCGGTTCGTTGCCGGAGCCGCGCACCGTGTCGATGATGACCGTGTCGCCCGTGGTCGCGCCGAGGGTCGTGACGACCTTGGTCGTGAGACCGAAGATCGCGACTTGGCTGTTCGGCACCGCCGGGAGGATGGCCGGGTTGCCGACATAGCGTGCGCCGTTCTGCACGACGTTGAACACCAGCTTGTCGCCGGGCGTGAAGTTGTAGGTCTGCGGGATCGTCAGCACGCCGTACGCCACGTGATCCGCCGGGTTGACGACCGTGATGCGGAACCCGGTCGCCGGGTCGACGTAGGTCTGGTCAAGGTAGCCGATGTTCGCGCCGTTCGCCGTGACCGAGCCGGAACCGGCCGGGGGCGTGTTCAGGTTCAGGTTCGAGGAGACCGTGTAGCTGAGCGACACCGGGGTGTCGATCTGGTCTGCGCCGTTAGTGAAGCTCTGCGCCGCCGTGGTTGCCGGGCCAGTACCGGGCGTGAAAGCAAGCACACTGATCTGGCCGCCGTCCGTTGTCTTTGCGGATGGGAAGTACCCAGCGATCTGAGTAATGGTCGAAAGGGTGCCATTCCAGTTGGCGTAAATCGTAACGAGGTTGCCAGCAACAACCACCGGTTGTGCGTTGGTCGAAACCGCATCGAGTGCGATCTGGACAGCATTGCCAGCCACGCCCGGCAAAGACGCTTGGAACGTGATGCTGCCGGTCGATCCGAGAGAAGTTGTTAGTGATGCTGCTACCGCAGGGACGGTGACCGAATTCCCGTCGTTGCGGAAGGTCAGGGTGACGGTCTCGGTCGGGGAGCCGTTGTCGTCCACGTAGTCCGGCGTGCCGAACGGGTAGACCACCCCGGTTGCCGCGAATGCCCCGGCCTGAGAAACGGCCGAGGACAGGGCGTTGAAGGTCACCAGCGGCATGTAGCGCCCGAGGTTGTCTTGGACGGTGTAGGTGCCGAGGCCGGAGAATCCCGGAGTGACGACCGTGACGGTGTACTGCTGGTCTTCGAGGGTGTTGCGGTAGTAGCTGGCCCATACGCTCGTGCCGCCCGCTGGCGGGTTGAAGAGCGTGACCCGCTGTGCGACGCCGCTGAGCGCCGCCACGGGCACGGCACCGTTCTGGAAGGCCTCGAACGGGTTGGTCCCCACATAGACGGAGATGTGCGCCGGGTTGTCCGTCGGGCGGCCCACGCCGGTTCCGTCGGTCGGCGTATCGGGCAGCGTAAAGACGGAGTTGCGACCGTTGGTCACGCCCGCAAGCGGGCGCAGCCACACGTTCTCGTCAACGAGCGTCGTCAATACTTCTGACGGGCTGAACGGGGTGTCGCCGGAGGCGTCCACGCCGACTGCTTCGCTGACGTTGTTGCCCCAGTTGACCGTGTTCGCCACGACGTTGCCGAGCTTGTCAAGAGCCACGCCGAGCGTGTAGTCGATGTCCTGCGTGTAGTCGGAACGGTTCGGTCCGAGGCCGACCTGAATGATCGACGCCACGTTTGCGGACGGGAGCAGGTCGAACGTGTTCGCCCACGTGTTGTAGTAGTAGGTGACGGTGAGCGTCGCGCCGGTCGCCACGGGGCTTGCGAGGGTGAACTGGCCCTGAGGCCCGTTGACCGCAGAAATCACAGCCGGGACGCCGTTCACGAGGGCGCTGATCGCCGGGGAGGGAGCCGTCAGCGGAACGCCGCCGTTGGTGCCGTCCACAATCGGGAAGTTCTCCACTTGGAACGTGGTGTTGCTTGCCGGGCCGTATCCGCCGGAGAATGCCGTCGCGCCGGTCGGCGACAACTGGGAATACGGGTCGCCCGTGATGGCGCTGGTCGTGAGGTATCCGCCGTCGAGGGTGGGGATGCTGGTCAGCGTCACCAAGTTGGAAAGCCCCTGCAAGGTGCGGATGCCCTGATAGTACTGCGATACCGGGCCGCTGATGTCGATGGTGATCGCGTCCGTTCCGGCCCCGAGCACCGCCTGCGCATCCGGCACATGGTTGCCGCTGTTGACAAACTGGAGGGTGACAAGGTTGCCGCCCGCCCCCACGGTCGTCAGGCTGAGCGTTAGCGAGCCTGCGCCGGGAGGCGATCCGGCGCT